AAACAAATCAACCAACGTGTCGCGTTTTTCAATCACCTTTTCCAATTTGATTTCAACAGTATTGTATTCCTTGATGTGCTGTTCCAGTTCATCCAATTTGGCGTATCTGGCGTGTTTCTTTTCCAAGGAATCAAGTTCTGATCCCAACAATTCAGCAGTTCGATGGGTGGAGTTGATTACGGTTGTCAGTGAGGACACCCATTCATCAATCTGTTCAATTTTGGTAATCCGATTGAGTATCCGTCCTACTTCCTGGGGTGATTCAGTAATCAGAAAAGGTTTATCAAGCTGTTCGGTGAAATTGATCTCCGACATATTGATAGCTTCCTCAATCTGAACCGGCACCGAAGATTTAGGAAAGTTAAACTCATGTTCATTAAGTTTGTAAGTGGTTTTTGATTTTGTTTTGGTGATTGATACCGTGCAATTATCAAACTCACCTTCAACAAAAACGTGCCCGTTTTTGGCAAAATGGGATAGCATCCCAAATCCGTTGGGTCGATTCTTGCTCAGAAGATTGAACGATCTCAGGATATTTGTTTTGCCGGACTGACCCAATCCATAGATCACATTCAATCCTTTATCGAATTCCATTTCCAGATTTTCATGTGTTCTAAAGTTTTTTGTTTTTAGTCTTTTCAGCATTGTGTATCCTTTTCAGAAGATCAAAGAAGTGTTCCACGGTCATAAGGACAACATCATCGTGATGATTCTTTGACATGCATAATAACCATTCGGTATCTGGTTTCTGATTTTCCTTTGCCTGTTTGACCCATTGAATGACACTCCATTTTTCCTGATTCTTGCATTCAATGGAATACGGAAATCGTTTCAGGAGCTTTGGGCTGATTCTGATATCCGTACCGGATTGCCCCATCGGACGGGATGCTAAATCTTCATCGGGTCCATATGGTACATTAAGAAGTTCCCCGATCAGTTCCAATAGACGTTTCTGTAAACGTCTGCCCTTGTCCTTAGCGGCGGCAACAGAAATCCTTTTCTTCTTTTTTTTCACGGTAGGTCCAGCCGAAACCGCCTTCTTCGTAATGGTAGGCACCTTCTTCATCCTCCTTATCCATGTTATTCATAGCAAAATCTAATAGAAGTATCATATAAGGATGATACGGTTGTGTCCGGTCCAGATATGCCCCTTGTTTCATGAGAAAAAAGCCCTTTCCCAAAATCGGAATTCCTTGATAAAGGAATTAAATGAGTATTTGTTAAATAATGCCCGAAACTGTTTCATGTCTAAAGCATCCTTTGACAGTTTAATACCCAAGTTTTTAATACTGCCCACATATGGTCCCGGTTGATATGGTAAGAATGTCAATAACCTGTTGCGTTCCAATACTCTATATCCTTGCCGGATGCGTTCATGCAATGAGGGGCTTATCTTTTCACCCCGTAAATATTTGGCGGCAGTGATTTCACCCACCCCATGAATGCCTTTGATAAAGTCAGAATTACATCCTGCAATAGCCTTGATCTCACGGTACATGATCGGTTCAATTTCGAATTTGTCCATGAAATCCTTTTTGGTGAAAAACTTTTTGGTGATCGTATTATAAACACGAACGTGATGTTCCAGGAGTTGCCAAAGGTCATGATCGGTGCTGATGATGGTATATTCATTTTTTGGAAATATCAACACAATATATGCAATGAGATCGTCACCTTCATATCCTGTTTTGATGAAGTTATTTTTGAATCCCAATGAAGGAAGTATCTCAGTTCGTAGTTCGGAAATCTGATCAAAAAGGAACTGTCGTTCTTCCAATTTATCCTCATCAACATCTCTGGAATTCCGATTGGATTTGTATTCGGGGTAATCTTTTTTACGAAAGGACTTTTGGGAATCCCAGCAAAATATAAAATCCTTGGAATCCATGAGCTTGCTCAGCACAAGCAATTGTTTCAGGAATCCAAAGATCACCCCGGTACGTTGTTCATCTGAGGAAAGGTGCCCCATGCCGTGGTGCACAATGTGACACATATTATTACCATCAATCAATATCTTCATTTTCCATTCCCTTCGAAATCATATACAGGATTTGATTGTCAACAGATCGAAACTCCTTTGCCGCTTTTTGACGTAGCTTTTCCAGCAATTGCAAATGATCCTCAAATCGTAGTTGAATCAGTGATTCAACCGTATCGTGCATATCAGCAATTGCGTCAGGATCAGCAAAGGTCATTCGGCCTGTGTTATTTATCGGTTCTTTGGATTCACAATCCATGCAGATTTTGATCTTCCTTGTAGGACTTTTTCTACTGGCACGAAATTTGGAGATGTCCTTCTTTTCTTTGCAGACATTGCATCTACGTTGCTCAATGACATTGTTGGCGAGAATCATTTCAGGAGTCATCGTATTACAGTCGGCACATGCAGGATATCGATAAATGCTTCCATTCTTTTTGGCATTGGTTGCGGCTACCTTTTGTTGGAAGCATTGTTCACGCTTCATCCTGCATTGATAGATTTCACAGTACCAATCAGTATGAAACTTGACCTGTTCGGCTGTTACGGGAATTTCAGTATCCATAATTAATCCTTATTCGAATCGGGGTTTACGGTCCAGTTGCGCCTTTTCTTCTACTTTCAACCAAAGGGAACCGACCATCTGATAGAGTTCCTTTTGTAGCATGTTATTTTCAATATGCCGTATCAGATGTTTCATGGACATTTCTTCAGCCCAATTGGATTTGATGATTCCGGTTTTAGGAGCCTTTGTCCATACCTTGCGATCAATGAAGAAATTAATACATGATTCAATTGTATCAACCCCGTAATCGTCATAGATAGGAAAGTAAACTTCCCGGCGTTTTCCGGTCAGCTTATTCTTTGTGATTTTTACCATGCAATCGGTGCCGATTGAAAGTCCCGCTTGTTTATGGGATGCACCACCGGCAAGCCATATTTCATGAGTGGCATAGAACTTCAGGGCTTTGCCGCCGCTTCTGGTTCTGGGATTAAACATGGCACCATAGCCGATATTATCACGAGTCTGAGAAATGATGAGCAAAAAGGAACCGGCTTCATAAAGTCCATTGGTGCAAACCCGTAGCATCTCAGATGCCATTTTGGGCTTTTCCGTTTTGTAACTGCCCTTTTGCTTATCGTCATCCTCATCTTTATCTTTGTTCTTTGAATATTGTTTCGACCGTTTGATTTCCTCCCGTGAAGTCAGGGCATCGAATGAATCCAGGATGTAAATGAAAGGTTTTCCGGCATCATTGCGTGTAACAATCTCCCCATAGAAATCCTCGATGGTGTTTGACCGGACGATTTTCATCCTCATCTTGAGTTTTTTACCAAACATCTTGGCAATGTTGATTTCCAATGCGGATTCCACGTCATCAAAAATCAGTTCATAGTCATCGAATTTGGGATTGATCGCAACTTCGGCCATCATGGTAAGGGCCAGCACGGTTTTGCCTGAGGAACTATCTCCGATCAGATTTGTCATCTTCCCGGCACCATAACCGGCATCGATCTGATTGCCGGAACAGGCAAGGTTCAGTAGGGGGTTTCCGGTGGGTATAAGGAACTTCGGTGGGGGTTCCTCTATATTTTTGAGTGTCACTTTCGGTACATTACCACGTTCAATTTTTGGCATTTTTAGATTACTCCTTTACAAGTTTAGGAACAACAATTCCCCCGGACATATTCATCGAATTGTTTCATATATTCTTTGGTGATATGAAACATATTGACACGATGTTCCCGATTTTCAGCAATGAAATCCCGCAGTTTCGGATACGTAGTAAATTGGCGAAGGATGTCCGTGGTGTATTGCCATAAAGCATAGTCACGGTTATCAGTAAAGATGATGAAGTTATATATGCCTTTGTATCCTTTGATGAATACCTTCACGACATTGTGGCGATCTTCATCATAATCATCCAGTTCTTCAAGGTATCCTTTGAAGTATTCAAGTAGATTGTATTGTTCTGCAATCTTGGGTGAAATTAAATGATCATGATCGGATTGTTCCGTGAATCCACCATACGCCCGTGATCCGGTAAGATAGCTGTGCATACATAGATTATCCCCAAATTCTTTCGGAATCTCAGGAAATTTGTACTCAACATCACCAATCATTTTTGTTCTCATTGGAAGTATCATTACGGCTCCTTACAAATATGGCTCAGTAGGAACTAAATCCATACTGAGCCATATTTAATCAATGGTTGTGAATGTTATTTTCCGGTGTTCAATCTTCGGTGCTGTCCTGCTTTCGGTTTTGCGGGTGGTGTTTTCGACTGAGTTGGTTTGGGCTTTTCCTTTGCGATCTGTTTGGCCCGTACAGCGCAGTCATCGAACAATGGGCATTCTTCACATTCGGGATGCTGATTCACCTGACCGAATGAGTCAGGGTCATGCAGACATTCAGGGGCATCACTTTCCTCACTGAAATCCTCCGAGTCAGAAAACTCATCCTCAGTGGTATCGGAACCCCCATCATCATCACCGAAATCACCTTCATCCCCGAAATCACCATTGTCATCATCACCGAAATCAGATGTTTCTTCCTCCGGTTCGGGTTCCGGTTCCGGTTCCGGCTCAGGTTTGGGACGTGCTTTGCCCTGAGTCTTACCGGCAGACGGTTTCCTTTCCGATTTCGGTTTATCAAAAGGGATGTCATCTTCCAATCCGCCCGACTGATCTGAATCCTGTTCGTCTTCCTGCGTCTGAGTGGGACGACGAGATCGCCTTCCATAGAAGGCTTCAGCCACTTCATCGTAATCAGGACGCATGAGAATCACTTCATCCAGTGCAAAAGTCTGTTCCAGAATTTTTTCAGGAATCGGGGCATCCCGGTCAACAAACCGATGGCCTACGTATTCCAGTGAGTCCCGCTTTTGACCGGAATCATCGGTCCAGGAACCAGACTTTTTGATGGAAAAGGCAATGGACTTGCCGTTGTCCACATCGGAAAAGGAAATGGCACCGCCGCCACGAGGACTTTTGGCGATCTCATCCACTTTTGCCTCAAAGAAGAAATGAGCAACTTCCCAAACCTGAAGTCCTTTCTTTTCTTCCTTTCGTTCTTCGTCATGCACCCAAACCAGATATAGGCATCGGCGTTTGGCAGTGACCTTTTTCCATTCATCCGTGGGGAGTCGTTTGGATGCGATGTACTCACAGATAGGATCGGGTTCGCCAAAGTTTTTGGTGGTGCAGACATACGGGGTATTCAACGGACCCACCCCGGTATGCACCCACAAATCCACAACATAGGACAGATCGCCTTCAGCAACTTTCGGATGCTGTGTACCGGCAAAGAATGGGATGATGTCGATTACAAACTCACCGGTCTTGGGCTTCCAAATGGAACGACCGGCAGGGAGCTTTTCCTTGTCAATGATAGACGGATACTCAGTTCCGCTATCCTTGGTGTTGACCTGCTGTTGATGATGATCGGCCAATTTCTGTTTCTGTTGTCGAAACTTGTCACGAAATGATACGGGCTTTGCCATGTCTTATTACTCCTTTTTGGTTTTGGTTTTGGCTGTTTGAATTCGTTCTTTCGAAGTTCCTTCATTCAGTTTCTTATGTTGTTTGATCTGTACCGTTTCCGTTGACGATGAAGGACTCAGCGGTTTGTTGGCAAACCATCCTGCCGAAAACAATTTGGTGAGTCCTTCAAACGACTGGCGTTTGGTGTCCAGACCGAGACAAAGGGCTTTAATCATCCTAAGCCGGTGATCCACTTTCTGGATGATCTTGTTGATTTTGATGACATCGGGATGTGAATTGACTGCCGCAGTGACGGAACCCTCAGTCACTTTGGAAACCCCATAATTGGAAGGAAACTCCCTGATATCTGAATCATAAATAGACCGTTCGGTTTCCAGATAGGATTTCAGATTGCGGTTAAAGGTTTCAAACATAACCTGTTTGCGGTTCCAGAAATGAACTTCTTCAGGAAGGGCACTCCATCCTTCATCCAGTTTGTGAAAATCAACCGTCATCAATTCGGTCATTTCAAAATTCGAATTGAGGACTTCACAAACAGATTCACTTTCGTTTGCGATCTGTTCAAGTAATTTTCTGAATTCAGGATCACGATGCACTGATGCCAAACTGTGTTCGGGTTCTGTCATAATTCCTCCGTTTTGTTGTTGGGTTTCGTGTTCGCTTCTATTTTAATTATACACGATTTGGCTGAATCTGACCAAAAAATTTAACAGCAAGCCAGAACAGCAAGGGTCAAGCCGAGTTTTCCGTTGTGGAAAAAGGGTTCCGTAAACATCGCCGCTTTGTCTGCAATAAACTCCAATTCGTCACCGTAGGGCTTCGACACAATGACCGAATTGAAGTATGCTTGTATGACCCTCCGGTTGCTCTCCGGTTCGCCTGTGAGCGTTTTAAGCATCTTCTGAGCCTCACCCCACTTTTTGGTCGAGTCCATTTTCCGCATGAGTAACCGACAAAGCTCTATTACCTCCGTTTCGGACACATATATATCCTGAATCAGTTCTTCCGCTTCTGTAGGATTTACTCCTATTACCATATCGAGCAATTTCAATGCTTGCCCTGCCGACCCATTGCTTGACTTGACGATCTTCTGAATTATTGAATCCTGGACGGACTCCTTTTCACGGGACAAGATGTTTTCGATGAGCTTCAGCATCTTGTCATCTGGCAAAGGTTTGACTTCACCCTGCCAGCATCGCCGCTTGATCGTCACCTTGAGGGCATCCGGTTCCGTGGTGGTCAGGACAATAAACACGTTTGCCGGTGGATGTTCCAGGAAATCCAGAAGGGCTTCAGCCGCTTGACCGGTAATGCCGTGGCATTCTTCCAGCACGAACATGCGCTGAACACCACCGAGGATAGGTTCCTTTTTGGACTTTTCAATCATTTCACGGATGCTGGCAATGCCCCGGTCAGATGATGCATTGTAAATGTTCATATTGAGAGGATCAATTTTCAGTTCGGCACCGAGTACACGTCCCAAAGTGGTCTTGCCACAACCGGATGGACCCGTGAACAGATACGATGTCGGTTTATCCTCTTTCTGGATCACCTTTGACAAGCCCTCTTTGAGTGCCTTGTTGCCAAAGAATCCTTTCAAACTTTTCGGTCTGTATTTAACTTGCAGTGCTGGCATATTTCCTCCGTAGTTTTTTGATTTTGCGTTTAACCATATCCTTTTTCAGTCTGGAAAGGTTTTCAAAGTCCTCTTGGGCTTCCTTCAACCTTCGAAGGTTTTCCATTTCCATTGCATTTTTGATTCTGATTTCCTTCATGGCAGAAGGTGCCGGTTTGTATTCCATATATTCCTCAGTTTGCATAGTCAATTCCGCTATTCGTTTATGAAGATCGGGCATATCTGATAATTCATCATTGGTTATCAGAATAAGCCCATGTCTCATCCTTCCGTTTTCATCTTCAACCGTTTCGCCGCCATCTTCCAAATCCATTCCTGAAGTCTCCCCAAAGCCTTTTCAGCTTTTTGATTGAGTTCCTCAGATGTCTCAGCCGTAACAATCACAGACCGGTCAAGACGAAAAAACTCAAAATTGCCCAAGGATACAGTTTCCCCATATGTAACTTCTGTTTTCAGCATATGACCTCCTATATATATTGTCTGGAAAACTTTTGGTGGACCTTCCAATAGATCAACTCTTTATGAGTATTTTTTAGGAGTGCAATAGGCACCCAAAACAATTTGTCATCCACCTTAAACAAATATGCCTTTTCGGTTTGTTGTTCTATTATAGGTTTTTCATAAGAAAGGAATAAATTTTTATGATAATATAGATGGTCTGGAACAAAATATTTGTGGTATGGTTCTGAATCATATTCCCCATCATATTCAAAATCCGGAGAATAATAATTCCCATTGACCCCTTCTCCATCTATATAAAAACTCATAAGACCTCCTAAAGCAAATCCATGATCCGTTTGGATTTCTGTTTGATGCAGTGAGGAGAAAACCAAATGGTTTCCTTTTTGGCATTCGCCTTGCCTTTGTTGTTCCCCCAACTTGCCCATGCACATTGGCCGGACCAGTTCAAAGCGGTCCATGAATCAGGAAAGGTGTACTCATTTGAGTACCCACAAAAAGCAATGCGAAGGTTCTTTTTATCCCCATTCTCCATGCACCATTCGAATACCTTTTGTGATACGTTCAGATCATCCTTGATATACAGATTGTTCTCACGCCCTGCACTCGCTGAATAAGGAGGGTCCAGAAAGACGGCAGTGGATACATTCTTTGTGGTAATGAAATCACAAATTACTCGCTCCCAACTACCACAACAAATGATTGTGTTCCGTAGTCTGGATGACAAATCCCTGAAATAGTCTTGGATGATTACTGAATTTCTATGAATTCCTGACTTGTTGAAGGATGGACGTTTTTGTAAAGTACGATCAGATGAGCACCAGTTGTCCCCCATCCATTGAGCAACACCCCAAACCCAACGACCGGCAATCTTTGGGTCATGGTAATCCAGATCGGCACGGAGCTTTTTTTCCAGTTCCTCTTTTTGAGGAATGAGCCATGTCTGAGTGGCTTCCAATTCAATCTCATTCATGGGGATGTCGGCATACTGTGCCGTCTTTTCAGGGCTGTACTTCACTGATCGCCAAAAGTTTGTGATCATACAATACAGATCATTGACGATTTCATTGGCCGGAACATAGGTACTGCCGAGCAATACGGCTCCTGATCCAAAGAACGGTTCAAGGTAATAGTTCACATGCCCGAATCGTTTCCATACCTGAGGAGCCACCTTTGACTTGCCTCCGAAATAAGAATAGGCTGTTTTCATGCGTTTACTAACTCCTGTTTGTCATACCATGATCCATTGTCCGGTGTGATGGCAAATTCCATTTCAAATGGCACATTGATCCACGGAAATACTTTTGGCATCCTTACTCCAACCAGTTCCTTAGTTGTTGCAATGATGTGGTCCCGTTCTTCAGGAATAGTATTTACAATTCCTTCATCGTGAATCTGACCGCTGATCTTTGATTTCCATTTTTCCTTGATCGCAATCTTTTCCAGTTCGATGAGCACCCACAAGAGTAAATGGAATGCAGTTCCTTGAATCGGATAGTTACTGACCTGTTTCCGGTTCATTATACCCGAATAAACAAAGCCCATCAAACTTGTGATGAACCCATCTCTTTTGTAGTCCTCATTGATATCCCATTTCCATTGATGGTAAACCTTAAAGCGTTCCTTCCAGAAGATGCGCTCAACTTCTTTGCAGTGTTCAAGGAATTCATTGATGTTATGAATTCCTTTATCGAGCAAGTGTTGAATTAAAGGAAGTCCAGATTTTGTCGCAAGGTTCAAAGAAGTGATACAGGTTTCCCATTCAGTGGTGCCGCAATCCAACCAATAGGAGCCATAGAATTGAGCGAACACCCAACCATTCTTTGCATAGAATCGAATGTCCTTGGTAATCTCATCCGGTGGCAACATCCAGATGTCGGCGGCGGTATCCCGGTGCATGTCCGTTGTCGGGTCCATAACATATTTGATCATGTTCGGGTCTTTATGATAACAAACGGATGTCCTTACTTCCATACCGGAACCGTCAAAGAACAACAGGTTACAGCCGGGATTAGCAAAAAATCCAGACCGTACATACTTTTTGATTTTTGGTTCCCGTGTCGGGATGTTTTGAAAGTTTGGTTTGGATGAGCTTGACCGATATGAAACGGTGGTATTCAAATCAAAGAAAGGATTAATTCTACCGTTAAAGATTTCACGTAAGAACTGGCCGATATACGTTGTCTTGGCTTTTTCCAACTTTCGAAGCTGAAGAACATCCTTGATAAAAGGGATGTCCAGTTTTTCCAATTTGGTTTTGTCCAGTGCCAAATTGTTTTTGGCTGTATAAGTTTTGTCAGTTCCAAGGATATCATAAACCAGAACCTTCATGTCAGTAGAGGAAGCAATGTCGATGGTCTTATTGGTTTTGGCAAAGAACAGCTTTGCCTCATTTGAGGAATAGATTTTCGTATTGACGTTTTCAATTTGCTCATCCAATTCCTTATCAATCCGATGATAGTATTCCTCATCAACAGCAATGCCCCGATCATGCAAACGGGACATTAGAAGGGTGCCCCGGTGAAAGAATCGGTATGGACCCCATAACCGGCGATCTGTTAAATCCCTGCGTTGAGCCGTTTCCAGCATGGTCCCATAGGCCGAATCCAAACCCCCGTATTTCAATAGGTCTTTCAACGGAATTTCCTCAACCCTGTTGAATGGGGTTCCTTCCACTTCTTCCAGAAAAGGATCGATATGCTTGTTGTATGGACGTTGGCCGAATCGAAGATAAACTTGATTTTTTAATCCTGTAATGCCAGATCGATTATCCAGTATATGTGCCGCAATCTGTGTGTCAAATTCCCACTTCCGAGGAAATGCCTTCAGAATGACCTTGCTCCAACTGTCCTCAAACTTCATGTTATGTGCTGACAAAGGTATATTCGGGTCCAGCAATATCCTTCGCCACCAGTGTTTGATCTCACGTCTTTCAGCCGTAGTGAAATAGTTCCTGTAATCGATTGGAAAGGAATAGGTTTCGTGTGTTGCCGGTATCTGACTGACACAAATGGATGCAGAAACAATCTTGTGCCCGTTGTAATGGGGCTTCAGTCCGGTGGTTTCATAGTCGATGTAACAGGGGCTTTGGGCTTCCAGTATGTGCCGAAGCACGTCAATGATGTCCTGATAGTTGTAAAGGATGTTCACCTTCGGTTCAGGATATTCAATGAACGTGCGGTTGATGTTGTTAAAGATCGTTTCAAGATCACGTTCATAAACGCTGATGAGATTTTTGTTGAAGTTCTGAATATCGATAATACGTGGGGATACTGTCGTCCAGATATTGGCCTTATGCACTTGATCAGGAATACACATCCCTCTCATCATTTCCATACCGGATTTGTCAATGAAGTTAAAGATGGACTTTGCCGCCCAATCCCCCAAAACAATGATGTTCTTAGGATTAAGCTGTGAGATCATGTTTTCAACAAAAGGTTGGCATCTCTTGATGTCGGTTTTGGTTGGTTCAACCGTGTCCCCCTTTTTGTTACACTTCCGGCAGTTGAGGACATTAGCAAACCAGAAGTCATCGAAAGGATCAAAATTACGTCCACGCAAATATTCCAGAAAATCAATATTCGCCTTGCCTAAAAAGGGTTGGTTAGCCTCATCATCCAGTTCACCGGGATAGTCTCCAAGGATTAACGTGCGACGCTTTCCTTTTCCGTGAGCACCCATTTTCGGACTGGTACACCGCTGATCCAAACCGCATTTATTGCAATTGGTTGTGATTTTATCCGAGTAGTTGTCAAGTTCATCTGTAGTGAATAGCCTCATAGTTCCTTTACTCCGTAATTAATGAGATTGGAAAAGTATAATAAAATTCACCCTTGCGGATCATGCCCATGCCGGACTTTTTATCCGATGGTTCCCCAATCTCAATATGTGGAGTAAACTCCTTGAGGATTTCATCCAATACATTCAGGTTCAAATCAAATGAGATGGCTTTATGCGGCCATTTACACCCTACCGGTTTCCGATACCATCCGGTGGGTGCCCGACATTCAAAGATGATTCCTTTCATCGGAACCATTTTCATGTTCAGCACACGGTCAGGGTCTTTGCCGGGAAGCTGTTTTGACATGAGCACCGCTTCGGATACTTCAGGAGGAAACTCCACTGCGAAATCCAGCATGGTCTTTTCAAAGAAAGGATCAAAGTTCGGATATTCTTTCCTGTTAATCGCACAAATCTGATAATCATCATTCCGTTGAAAGCTAATGGTGGTTTCAGAAAGGAAATAGTGGGTCGGTTGAAATGCAATAATACCATCAATATTATAGGTATCGATCAGGAAATTGTCTGGTATTTGGGATGTCATAACAAACCGCCCGATCTTGAAATTGTCTGATGCCGTCAGGATTTTCTTGTTGATGGATACATTTCCCAGGATAACATGATCTTTTTCCGAAGCGGTACACAGCTTGATCTTTTGTAATCCATCGATGAAATTATCCGGCAATTTCTTGAACTGTTTATCCTGAATCATTTCGAAAACTTTTTCAATCTTACTGGATAAATCCGGCATTGGATGTGGAGCAAGTCCCATTGTAGTCTTGCCTGAACCGGATATATGGAGTTCGGTTGCTCCTGTTTTCTTGTTCTGACCGTATTCCAGATTGACTTCATTGCCATTGATGTTTTTGATAATGTTGGTGAGGCTGTCCAGAAGGAAATAACCGGAAAACTCCATCGGGGTTGCAATGAAAGTGATGAGCCGACCCCGTGAAATGTTCAACAATCCTTGTTCGATTACGATTACTTTGTCGGAAGGATCATCATTCAAGGATTTAGAAGAACATTTCTGCAATAATTCCAATTGGTCCTGAAAATCTGCACGATTGATAAGCATAGAATTCTCCTTAAAAAAGCGGAAGCTCCTTAGAACTTCCGCTTATGAGATAGGGTGCCGCAGGATTGAATCAGTCTTTTTTGGATGCCTTTTTTACAAGCTGTTTGCGGGTATCCTTGAACACCGAGTAATCGATACCGGCAACGTCCAGATAGGCGAGAAGGGCACGTCTGGCAACTTTGACCGTGGTAGGATGTGCCACATCTTCCGGTACATCCTTTCCGGCCATGAGGGATTCCATGATGAGATGAAACTTCGACTGAAGTTTTTCCTCAGTGATGGCACCGACAATGTAGGAATAGGCCGATTTGATCTTGTTGATTTCCCGCAGAAGGGTTTCATCCGCAAACTTTTCCAGTTTCTTCATGACCTTCTTGTCCTGTTTCATTCGTTGCAGGACTTCCGAAGGATACAGCCCCACATTTTCGCTCAGGATGCGAACCGTTTCCACATCAACCGGAAAATAGGCGGTCTGTTTGTACTGTTGGCCGGAGAAGTTGAGGATGTTCGTGACCTTCTTCGTCATGGACAGTTTGGGATTGATCTTGGAACGCTTTTCCACCAGCAATGCCGCTTTTTTGGCTTCCGGTTCCGGTTTGGTTTTCTCCCGGACCAAAGGCTTTTTGTCCGTCTTTTCCTTGGCCTTGGGTTTTTCGGGTTCCGGTGCCGGTTTGGGATCGGCTTTTTTGGCGTCCTTTTTGGCCTTGGGTTTTTCCTTCACCGGTTCGGGTTCCGGTTCGGGTGCCGAATCATCGCCATTTTCATCGGTGATTTCCGAATCAGTATCAACGATATCGCCTTCATTTTCATCCCCGATATCGGCATCGGCATCATCGTCCTGAACATCACCATTGTCTTCCTCACCGGCATCGGCATCCCCATTTTCATCTTCGACCGGGGCTTCATCCGAAAACAGGCTGTTGTAAAACTTGGCAACCACAGCGGGGAAGTCGGTATCTTCCGGGAGTTTGTCGATGGAGGCAACGAATTCATCCAGGATGGCTTGATTGCTTGTGGCAACCAATTTGATTTTCTTCTTGAGGAGTCCGGAATCGTTCAGGGCTTTTGCCGCTTCCTTGAGGTCTTTGGGATTTAAGTCTTTCAATTCTTTCATTTTACTTGCTCCTTTGTTTGGTTGTGAATCTGTTATTTGTGATTTATAATCCACGATGGTTTCATTATGACTATACAGGAGTTTTTACGAATCTGACCACTTTTTTTTATATTTTTTTTACAACCCATCGAACGTATGTTTTCCGGTTCCGAATGAGGGGCAAAAACAGGGGTGCATCTTGTTCCAAGACGAAATTGTAATCGCTGATCTTTTCTTTATAGACCGTTTTGTAAGGCATTACGGCTTTGTTGATGCAGACCAGCAAGATTTCAACCGGGGCACCAAGATAAATGGTCCGATGAATAATGGCTTTTACCTTATCAAAATCTTCTGGATAGTCAAGAAAAAAAGTTAGATATGCGTTATTATCATACATCCCCATCAATTCTTCTCCTAAAAAATTATCCTTATTGTAGATCAGATAATACCTGAAGATAGGAAAAGGTAATGGGGGCCATTTACAATCCCCGATTACACAGATTTTCAAATCCTTTAAACGCAATGAGATGCAGAAGTTTTTCAGTTCCTCATAGGAATC